TCTGTCGAGCCTTCTTCTCCTGTCATTTCCCACGAAATTGTACGTCTTAATCCTGCCGATATAATTATTCCTGACGTTGAATAAGGATAATTTACAATACCTGAGGCATTTGGAAATGTAATAGTAATTGCATTTGCTGTATTGTTTTCAAAGGTTAATTCACAACAAGCATCATTAGTTGGTGCAGAAATTGTAATTGCCCTTGTGGTTGCTGTATTATTCAGTTGACAAAATAGTTTAGTATTTGCGGAATATGAAGATATTGCCGATATTGCAGTTCCGGATGTGTCAGATAAAACAACTACATTTGGACTTAAATTGTCAAGTCTTACAAGTTCTGTACCTGAAACATATTGATAAGATTTTCCTTTCCATTTATATATTACGCTCGTACTTGCTGCTACTCCAGAATCCCAAGTATCAGTACCTGTTGCAGTATAGATTTTTCCATCTGTTACATCAAAACAAGTTTCTCCTGTTGCACAAGTAGCAGGCTTAGCTTCATAATAGGTTAGGGTGAAATAAGACAAACCGCCACTTCCTGCACTACTATTTGTTATAACCAACTTATTTTCGTTTTCCTCAGTACCCTCTGCAAGACTTATTCCTGCTCCTGCAACAAACTTGTCAGCTATATAACCTGCTGCCGTATCTCCTGCGTCATACTTTACCTTTTCATCAGAATCAGCTCCCATAGCTAAAGCCAACTCATCAAAAGCATCTTGAGCGTTGTTGGCTTGTAAACCAGAAATCGTTTTATCAATAACAATATATTTAGCATAATCCCTTATTTTTGTATAATTTTCATCAACAATAGACTTTTCTGTTAAAAAACTAAAATAATAATTTACCCCCACTGTTCTCCCATGTAAAAAATACATATCATTAGCCGCTGTACCAAATTGATTTATGGAATATCCTATTTGCTTTATATCGTCTAAATTATTATAGCTTATATATGGAATGCTATCTGATGAAAGTAATAAAATAGACTTTCCGGCCGAAATTATACCCGTCCACAGTTGCGAAACACTTAAATTTGAATAATTGAAAGAAATTCCATTATAGCTTGTTGCGTATTGAGTAGAGTTTGTTTTTAATAATATTATTTGTTCATATATTGAATATGGTATACCGTTGATATTTGTATTTAAGTAGTTGCTAACGCATATAAAATCAAATGAATAAGACAGTTCAACATCTATAAATGTAGTTAAATCGTCCGTGTATGCTATTATATTTTGTTCATATAAAAAAACAAATCTATTTTTAATATAGACAATTTTGGGGCTTGCATAAGTGGAGCTACTTGCAAATGTAATTGTTTCCCAATTTTCTAAATCTGTACTATAAATTGCCGTTCCGTTTGTTCCTACAAGAACATAATAATAAATGTCATTTATTATTCCGCCGCATCCATTGTTCCAAGTTCCTGAGGGTAAAGTCAATGCTGACCATGTTTCTCCATTATCAGCACTAATTGCAGCATTGGTACCTCCTGAAAGTGCTATGAAATTTTGATTAGCAAAGAAAATATTACACCACGCCTGAGAGCTTGGTAATAGGTAATTATTTTCCGCATAAACATCGTTTGTGTTTATTTTTATTACCTGTGTGGAGTTTGATTTTATATAAATTACCGAGTTGTTTCCGTAACAATTATGCCAACTCCCTATTGAATGTAATTGAAAATTTCCAGTTTCTTCAAATTCTGCAATTATTGGTCTATTTGACAAATCGCTTATATGTGCAATAACCCCAGTTTCGGCTTGCAGAGTATGCGTAAAATTTGCTGCTCCTGTATTTGCACTTGCAATAATGTTTTTCCCTGTAGAACTTCCTTTAATCGCTAATTTTGAGCTTGTAAAAGTCCAAACCTCCGTTATTGTCAATGCGGCAGACTGTAAAAATGATTGAATTTTTGCTTTTACATTACTCCAAGCCGTCTTTTTTAGAACATTACCATTTTCGCTGTCAACAAATCCAAATTCGTCAGCATCTACAATTATATCTTTTGTGTAAGAAGCGTGAATAAGTCCTGCAATATCGCTATTTACAATTGCAGCCATATCGCTTCCACCCCATCTGTATTGTTTATTTAGTACTGAATCATCGAGGACAATATAGATTTTTCCACGTTCCGGAGTTACTCCTGCATCCCAACTTGTTGTATCTAAATCATAAGTATAAATTAGTTTTGCAGTCGGAGCATAATATTTATCTCCGTCAGCTAAATCAGTTGTCGGTGCGGTATCAGAATAAGTGCGTAATTCTACAACATCGTCAACAAAAGAGGGTAATTGTGAAGCCGGAACAAGTCCGCCAACCAAATCCGCTTTATTTGCAAATGTATCTTTAACTAATTTTTCTGATGGGTAATTTGTATCTGTAGGAGTTTCTGACCATGCCGAAACCTTATTTTCCGTTTTTTCAATAGTTTCTTCAACTAACGTCCAACTATCAACCTCTCCACTTCCGTCCCCTCTTATTGTAATTGTTGCAGAACCGTATATAAATGTAAATATAATAATATCTCCACCTACGACAATATTTTCAGTTATAATTGCGGAAATTCCTAAATAATAAGCAATAATTTGTTTGTTTGCTGTGATTGCTTCTATTATTTCAGCTACAGTTTTTGTGGAAGTAAATGTTTCTCCTGAATATGAAAATGTTACTGGTAAGTAATCAAGTTTTGCATTCCATTCTGATTTTTCTGTTGCAGAAACAAGTTTATTAGTAGTTCCATCATTCATGTTGTCCATATCAAAGGCATCGCCAGCAACATTTGTCGGGTCGTACGTTGCTGCTAACATATCACCACTTCCACCTCCGATGTATGTTTTTAATGCACCAACAGTTGTTTTTAAAGGTATTGCAATACTCGGACTTGTTACCTCAATTATAGTTTCGTCCGTTAGTGTCAGTAGGTCTTCAAGTTCCTCTGTTGAGTATGCAAATTGGGGGTTATCTATTAATATTTGTTCCATTTAATTGTATTTTTAAATTGTTTGTACTATATACCCTTTGATATAAAAGTTATCTCCACTCTTATATCCTTTTACATAAATTGTATCTGTTGATTTATAGCCGTGCTTATATGCCATTGCTAATTCTTTTATCGTCATCTCATTTGTCCAAGAAACATACATAATTCCATTGTCTTTTACAAATGTAACAATTCTTGATTTATCGGACGATATTGTACATAATCCGTCTTGTAAAGCCTTTTTACCATTATACGTAAAGTATAGCGTTATTGTTTGTTCTGTTACATTTGTAAACTCAACATCATTTTTTATACCTGTATATTCTGTTGATAATTCTATTACGCGAACCGTACTTGTATTGTTTAACTCGCAAGTGTTTATAGTCGAAGTTTTAGTACCGGTAATACTTTTTATTTGCTCTGTTGTTGTATCTGAAAGAACGAGATATTTTTTATTATCATTGTAGGTCTTTTCGTCAACAACGCTTTTTATACCTTGCCTTAGTTCGCTATTAAGTTGTGTTGTCGTAATGCTTGAACTTCTAATAAGTGATGTTCCGCCAAGTGAAATTTGCGTTGCTTGTGCGCTTATAAAGTGCTGAACAAAGTTTGTGTTAAGTATCGGTTTGTTCTTTTTTCTCGGCTTGTATGTTTCCGAAAATGAAATAGTATATTCAGGGTATAGATTTTTAAGGTCGTATCTTATTGAAATAGATTCAATATAATTATCGTATAGTGTAGTTCCGAACTTAACCCTTATTTTGGAAAGTTCTGTTATTGTAATTGCATTGTCATTAATAAACTTTTGAGAAAATGAAGCGTCAAAAGTAAACTTAAATTTATTTTCTTCAATTAGCTTTTCAATACAATCATCATGTAACCGTTTCTCTGCAAGTTTTACATATATTTCTGGAAGATTAATATTTAAAAACACGAAGTAATCCCCATTGGTAGGCTTTATACTTTGTGATGGCAATAGGGTGTTAAAAGTATCAATGTCTTTTTTACAAGTAAGTTTAACGGCTGCATTAGTTGTGTCTTCTTGTGTTCCGGTATCCTTAATTACAAAATTACAAGCGGCACAATTTCCAGTTCTCATACTTATTGTTGCACTACCACCATCCGAAAGACAATCGTAAAGATTAAATCCAAGTGGAGGTATTGTTATATAAAAATATGGATGCTCAACATCACCATTATCATTTATCTTATCATTATCATCACTATCATATTCAAAAAGCATAACGCTGTCAATACGGTGTCCGTTATAAACCGCTTCCTCAATAGTTGGCTTAATATCATTGTTTTCAATTAAATAGTCAACTGGATATTCTGCATTGTATTGGTTTTCATAGCTCCCACCAATAGCGTAATAAAATCTTTCAACGCCGAGTGATGTACGATATATTGGAGGCATTAAATTAGCCTGTGGTGTAATCCACATTTCGCCAAGTGCTGCAAGTGAGTTTCTATCTTCAGTTTTATTTGGATAGTAGTATGGTATGTTTTCAGTGCCACCAATAGCCGTTATTCTTGTAATCGGCTTATGGTCTGTCATTGACTTTGTTATTGCATATAATCCAGTATTTTTACCATACTCAAAAGTGTACGGTATTAGCTCGTAACTATCACCAAAGTATATTGTCTTTCCAATTATATAAAACGGTATTTCATATATTTCGTTTACATATTTAAGTACGTCATAAATGTACATGTTAGTAACCGAAAACGTTTTAACTTCCGAAGTTGTCCCCTCAACTAAAACACAACTCCATCCCGTATTTGGCAATTGTTTTTGTAAGTTTGCATTAATACGAGCAACTATTTCAACAATATCAGCCGAAGATACAACGCTCATAGTTTCCGTAAAGCACTTGTCATATCCGCTCGTAACAATGTCGAAGAAATATGCGTTTTTAAGTGCAGCTAAAGCGTGTTCTGCCGTAGCCGTGTATTTATATAATACACCCTCATTATTCTTTACAGCGTTTGGTGTACGCCTTATGTAATATTTATATCCATCATAAATAATATATTCGTTTGTAGTCCAATAATCATTTAGATTATCGCTATGGTAAAATTCAAGTTCAATAGATATATTATCCATCCTCTGGCAATTGTACGTATAGTTATTTACGTATATTTCGGTACCAGTAAAAATATAACCGTCAACTCCAACCTTTTCCGTATATATTATTAAACTATCCATAGTTAGTATTTATAAATCGTTTGCTTATTTGATAGATTCCTATTGTTTCCTTTATTATAGGAAACAAATATTTTCTTAATCGAAAATTGGTTCGTTTTTTCTGTTGTATAAATTAATTCATCATGCTCCAACTCTTGTAATATTTCATACATTTCATCGGGATTGTCACAGCTTATAATTACAGCGCAACCGTCCCTTAGCTTTGAATCCTTGTCAATCTTTAATAGCTTAGCCACTCTTTTACTCACAAAGCCACATTCTATACAAATATTACCACCGCTTATACTCTGTGCTGGGTCAAGAATATTCACAATAAATGTTTCAATATTGCTTCTTTGTTCTTCTGTCGGCTCATTTTTAATAGCCCATCTTTCGGCGGTTCTGTTTTTGCATAAATCAGAAACGCTGAAATACAACAATCCTTTATTCATTTTCGGCTTCTCTATCATTGTTCACGTCCTCCACATTATTGTTACTATTTTCGTTTTGAGAATTACTTAATAATTGCTCCCTTTTTTCTTTTTCAGTCTGCTTCTGTTCTAAAATTGCTTGTTCATCAGCTATTCTTTGAAGTTCATCAGGATTGCTTTCCGTATTTCTTTCAACCAACGTTCTTTTTGAAATACCATTAGCACTGGCCAATTGAATAAGCATTTCATTATATTGATATTCACTTTGCGGCATCCATACGTCAAATTGGCTACTTATATGCAGTTTATCAAATTCCGTTATTGCCATTTCAAAGCCTTCTTCTCTACTATTGACAAGTTCTATTGCCAATCCCCACTTAAATAAACGCATCATCTTAGATGCTACATTTTGCCACTCTGCAACGTGTTTTTTAGCAGCCTCTAAGTCCATTGACATTGTCAGCTTAACGGCGACACCACTTATGTCGCTTCCAATAGAAATATCTTTTGGGTGTATAAAAGTAGTTGAAGTAACGGTTTGTATATCGTGCCAAAGTTCATCACGCCTTTTTTCAAGTCCACTTGGTTCTGGTGGTACTAAGAATTTAGCGTCTGCATTAGCATCCATACTGTTGTCAACCATCATGTGTGCACCTGCTGGTTTTCGTGGGTCATCTACAACGTTACCCTTTACATAAAATATACCGCTTCCATACTTATTCATAAGAGCAGAATAGGTGCAACTTAACCTTTCATAGTCTTCAATTAATGGTTGTGCTGGAGAATGCAATGGGTCTGAACGTTTTGTAATAAGTGGTATTTCTTTAAATCCGTGTGGGTTTTTTTCTATAAGTTTCCAAACCGTACTAACAACTCCTTTGTCATTTTTCTGTTTTATATGTCTGTAAAAATACGTATCATCGTAGCTGTCAATATATTCATCACCATTGCTATTGTAGTAAATACTTTCAATAAGCCTATCCCCATTATCGTCATTTTGAGGGCATATAACATAACCGTCTTTAAAAGACAAACAGCGACAACGTATCTTTCCACTATAATCCCAATAAAATAATAATCCACCGTCACCAATACCCCAAACGGATTCAAATAGCTTATATTTACCGTTTTCAATATTATACTCTTCCCACATTTCTTTTATCTTTGAGAAATATCTGCTTTCCTCTTCAGACGGCGTATTATTAAGCAAAGTGTGTATCGTCTTGTTCCCACAAATATGAACAATGTTTTTATATAACACTCTCTGTTGGATTGCAAGTGATGACTTATTATATTCTACAATGGTTTGCGTTCCGTCTTCCAACCAGGCCGTCATAAATGGAACATTTTTGTCAAATAAAATCTTATGGCACTTAGGGTCAAGTTCTGCCATAAACTCCTCTTGTGTAATAATTGTCCTTGTGAAATTAGGAAGAGTTGCGCGAACGGTAGTGTTCATCCCAATTGTATTATCGTCCGATGTTTTCAGTTCTCCGCCACGTGTAAATGGCTTTTTTTCAAGTAGTTTTTCTGGGTCTGCTAAAAACTCCCTAATTTTATTTTTTCTTTTTTCTTTAATTGATGTAGCCATATTATTTTTTTATTTTTATTATATCCAACTTCCGAAAGCACCTGATTGTATATTGTATTTGTTTCCGTAATTATTAGTTGCAATCCCGTCAATTGTTAACTCCTCACCAAGTGGCATTCTTAAAAGAGGCATCATTCTCATAATGCAAGGGTCAATAATATCCATAGACCGTCTTTTGCCAAGTATCTTATTCATTTCAACCTTTGAGAATAGTGTCCTCTTTCCGCTGTTAGCCTCATTAAATCTTATTGCATTGCACTCTTGTATAAACTCCGTACCAATTCGCATATAAGAGTTCAGGTTCTTATGCTTATACTGCCTGTCTGCAACCTCTCTGTCAAAAGATATTCCACAGCTCTTTATAAGTTCAACAAGCCTGTAAGCGCATTCGTCTTTCATTGTAGGATATGTAGTTTTAAATAATCCCCTTGAACTATTTCTCGAAGTAAAAGCTATCGCCGCTGGTATATAATCCTTGAAATACATTCCGTTAGTTGCATCAAAGATAATTCTACTATGGGCTATATTCCATTTTTCGGCAACTATTTTTACTCTTGTTGCATTCTCCATCGGCGTTGAAGTCGAAATTGTTACAATATCAACAATATGCAATCCATTCCAAACAATAACAACCGTGTTATCCTTTCCCTGTCCTGCCAAGTCAACCGTTATCCACCAATCACCGTTAGACTGCGCGTCATTGTCAAATACTTTCTGTGCTTCATTTATTGTTATAATTGATGAATCCTCTTCTTCGTCTTCGTCAATATTCCAATTACCCTCAATATATGCAGTTGAACGTTTACCACCTGCCATTGCAATATTACCGGCATACGCCTTGTTGCCATCAAACATCGCTTTATTTTCGTCTAAATACCCCCTGTAAAAAACAAACGACTTTATGAAATCTTCGTATGTAACGCTATTCCTTAATGCTTTTATTTTCTTATCAATATCAGCCGAACAAAGCTCATAAACCTCTTTTTTTGTATTTCCCCAAACAACGTCTTCTACCGTTTCACCAGCTATATAAAAATAGCGAACAACGCCGTCACGTTCAGGGTCAATATATCCGTCTTCATCAATATACCAATCAATAAACTTTCTAATCCAATGGTTTTTTTTGGGGTTTGTAGTTCCGCGTATCTTTGAACCTATTCCAGCCTTTCCACGAACACGTGTTGCAAAAATCATAAACGTACTGAACTCTAAGTATGAAGTTATTTCATCCATATATAAAAGGTCGTATTGCCAACCCTTAATACGCTCCGATAATTTCTTTATGTTTTCATCCGCTATATGTGTAAAGTCAACCCAAGCACCTGTTGAATTATAAACAATACGTGGGTTTTCAGATTCCTTAACCGATATTTCACTTCCGTATATATTTCTAAACTCGTCAACCATGCCACCACCCGTCTTTGTATCGCCTAAATTACGCCTTGTATAACACGCACGAAAAGAGCCAATTCTTAGCCATTGTGCTGGTAATAAGCAACTTGCAAAGGTTTTCCCGCACGCCAAAATGCCGCCACCAAAAGCGACATCAACGTTAGAGCGGACGAATTTTTGTTGAAATCCCTCTTGTGGTTTTATTGTTTTTACAATTTTAGCACCGCTAATATTTTTTTCTTTCTCCACTATTATA